GCAAAAAAATATTTTATACTATATGGTTTTCCATATCTTGATTCAGGTAGTGGACAATAAAGATTATGAACTTCGTGAAATGGTGGATACTCTTCGTATTGTAATCCTAATTCTAATGCATATTTCTTTGCATATTTGTCAGCACCTTGTTTACATCCACCACTTACAATTGTAGTGTTCTCACCATATTGTTGTTTTAGTTTAAATATGAAATCTTTTATTTTCTTTTTATTTTCATATCTTCTACTACCTACTATTGCTACCTTCATCTTTCTCCTTCAATGTTTTTACTACGTTAAAATATTTAGGTAGCCCTTTTAAAATTGTACCTATGTATTTATACCTATATGTAACATATTTATGTTCATTGGATTCCTTTTCAATTATAAACCATGCTGTACAATTTTTACTTGTTATTTTCGAATTTATGTGAAATAACACATTTTCATTTCTTTTCACAAATTCATTTATTTTTTCTGTATTAACATTTTTGTGTAAAAAAATAACTTTAAATTGTTTTTTTCCTACAAAGCCACTAAATCTAAAAAGATTTTCTAAAACTTTTCTTTCATAATCGAATCCTTCGTCAAGTATTTCATCTAAAGATATTTTTAATGACATTTCTCTTTTCATTATTTTACTCCTTGAACACAATATTCAGTTTGATTAAACTCACAAAACTTACAAGCTTTTTTACTAGGTAAAGCAAATATTTTATCTGTTTTGTAATTACCTTCTTCATCAAAAACATTACCGACAAAAGTTTCAAGGCCTTTTATTACTTTGTTCATACTAGGTTTACCACTAGCAGGAACAAACTTTTGAACTCTTTTTTGTGGAAAGTCTGTATTCTCCCATAGTTTTCTTTTTACTATGAAGTATTCTACTTCTATTTTATCTATCGGGTGATTATATTGTTTAGAATAATATTGTTTATACAATAACAATTGTTGTGTTTTGTTTTTGTCTGCTTTCATATATTTATTCCAACCACGAGTAGATGTTTTTATGTCATAAATTTTTATTGTGTTAGTAGGTTTATGTAATATTACAATATCAATATATCCAATCAATTGAACATTCTTTTCAATATCATATGTAATCGGAACCTCACATCCTATCAATTCATAGTCTCTCTTGTGAAAGTATTGATTTCTTTTAGATTTTACAAAGTTTAATATTTCAACACCGTCTTGAAAAAACTCATATAATTCTTCCTTAGTACAAGGAACTTTATTATCTTGCTCCTCTGCAATTTTAAATTGTTCTATTAATTTATTTTTTAACATTTGGTGTAAATCCAAAACGTCTGCATTCTTTACACTATCGTTATACATAACTTCAAGATAAGTTTGTATAACTTCATGCATGGCTGTTCCAAATATCAAATAAATATTAGACTCTGATATGGATAACTTATCAACATAATTAAGTTTCCATCTTAAAGGACAATCATTATACATTGAAAGCTGTGAATATGATATTCTACTCATAGTATAATATAATACATTTTTGTTATAAAAGTCAAGCTTTTATTTTGTTTTTGACACATCA